CACCTCGACAGGTTCGCCCGACGGGTGAAACACATAGTCCCCTACCTGAAGCTCCCCGTGAGTTCTCCATCCGGCTGGTGTAAGGACGGGCGTGCTGTCTGCTACAAGTTTGCCGTGGCGAGGAGGCATGTTCACTGCCACCCGGTCCTTGGCGCCGTTATCCAGTGCCATAAGCTGGTCAGCGAGGATGCGGTGGTGTCGTCCCACCTTATAGTCAGGCTGCATATATTTGCAGAACGCGATCAAGTCGTCGTAGGCCGCTTGCCGGGCCGAGCGATCCTGCAGGTCGGAGACCATGGCCTCCACCTCCGCCGCCTCGTCGTGCGTCAGCTGGTCGATGTTTGCCAGCAAGGTGCGCAGCTCGGCTTCGGAGAACCCAACGTCAGACATCAGTGGCAGTCCCGATCACGCCCGTCCAAGGCGTTGTGCACAAACAAGTCGAGGACCTCCTCGTCACGCACCGGTTTGCACCAGCAGTTGCGGGATATCTCGTGCTCCTTGGTGTCGCTGCCGGGAACGACGTGGAAGTCGGTTTTCCTGTCCCTACTCATCTGCGACGTCTCTCGTGATCAGCTCTTCGGCGGCCGTCAGGCGCTCCTGCAGCCACTGCACGTCTTCGGCGTTGTCCACGTTGGTCCATGTGTGGATCTGTCCTGACTGACGCACGACGATTATGGCGGACACGTCAGGTTCGCACGCGTGGCGCCCCATCCGCTCGCGCGCGAAGTCCACCAAGTCGTTGCCCATGACATGGGTGACGGGGTTATCTCCTTCCCACGCAGTGTCTGGCAGCTCCGGCACGTACCAGCCGCCCTCTGCACCTACGATCAGGCTGCTGCAGGCGGTGCACGTGAGGACCCCCTCGCCGCCCAACGCGAAGCTGGCACAACCGCAGCCGCACACCCACACCACCTCGGGTGGAGCTTTCGATGGGAACGCGATCACTTCACTCATCGTAGTCTTCCTCCTCCGGTTCTTCTGGCTCATCATCTATGAAGTCTGCGTCCTCGACCGTCAGCAGCTGCTGCAGCTTGGCACGCAGTCGATCCTTCACGTCGTCGGTAGTCTGGTGGGTGACCGTGACCTCACGCTTCTCGTTGAACAGGCCCACGTCGCCAATCTTGCCGAGCAGCTCCAAGGCGCGCAACCGCACCCGCGGGTCAGGGTTCTCCGTCTCGACCACCAGCTTGTTGGTCACGAGGAACCGCACCTGCTGTGCTTCCTGCACCACCTTGTGGCCGAACTCCTGCAAGATGTGTTCTGTGAGCAGCAGGGCCGCCGGGGTCTGCTTGAGCAGTCCAAGGGCCGCAGCCTTCAACATCAGCTCACCCGGCTCCTGCGCCGCCTGCCGGGTGATCCCCGCCGCATAGTCGAGATCTGCATCTGTGGGGGCGAAGGTGAGACCTGCCTCGGCAAGCAGCCGGGCCGTGGCCGCAGCGGCCTTCAGTGTCGGCACGAACCGATCAAATTCATCGTTGTCGGGCATTGGCATATCTACCTCAGGCGTCAGGCATATCATCGTCATCAGCGCCTCCTGACACAATATAGCCCCCCTTGGCAGAAAAGGGGAGTACCTAAATAAAACAGGGGGTGGGGGTCTTCTGAGGGTGGCGACCGGCTGAAAAAATAATCAGGGGTGGGGGTCTATGCTTCGCCCCTGCGCACCGAGACCATCAGTCTGAGCGTATAAGCCATGACTGGGCCAACAGCACGATGCTGGGGATCGTAAGGGTTCTCGTAGCGCCGGATCGTGCGCCCCCCATTCGCACCCATCCCCCACTCGTCAGCCAGCTCCTGCTCGTCGAAGCCAAGGTATTTGCGAGCGGCTTTGAACTCCGAAGGCGTCATGCACCAAACCCTATCAGTGCCCCTAGCACTGCGCCCACGACGATGAACCCTGACCAGAGCTGTTCCCCTGTTGCGGTCCCTTCGATGACGGACACGGCCATGCCCGTGAAGTAGCCCACTGCTGCACCTGCGAGTGCGCCCACGACGATCATATTGTTGCTCCTTGGTTGCTGCCTCGTAATATATTGCACCTTATAGTGGTGTGTCAAGGGGAATAGTGGTGGCTGGACATATATAAAATATATGCTGCAACGCAGAAAAACTGAAAATGGTTCGTGTGGAATAGTAATATATACAGCGCCCCGCCCGCCCCCTCATATGGGGTGATACCCCCTGCGTGGGGTTCGCTGGATTCACCCTCAAAAACGACCCAGCCCCATTAGCCCGCTGGCCTAAGTCTATTGATCTTAACCCAAGCCTATCCTATAAGTAGGTTGTCAGGACGGAATAACCCGTTCCCGACATTCAATCGAAAGCAAAACACACTATGGAAAACACAATCAACACCCCCCGCGATACTTCAAACGATACCCCCCGCGATCTTTCCTTGATCCTTTCGACGATTCCATTGGCCATCCGCGCAATGGGGAAGGAAGCGACTGCCACTGTCGCCGCTGACACCGCCGCCATGGCGGTTCATGACGCGGCGGTAGCTACGTTCGGCACTGCGCGTTGTTTGACCGCCACGTCACGCGACAAGGACGCCACGCCTGTTGAGGCGCTGGCCTATATTGACTGTAAGGAAGCGGCTGTCGCTGAAGTATGGGGCAAGGCGTTCGCTGACAAGGTAAACAATGGTGGCGCGGCAAAGGAAAAGATTGGCGCGCCCAAGCGTGGCATGGCGTCTAATACCCGTTCATACTGGCAACAACAAAAAGGCAAGGTTTGGAGCCGGATAACAGCACGCATTGCCAAGGTACTGGCAGAACGCCGTGCCGCACAGGATACGACAACCGGCGGCACGAAAGCACCAAACCGCAAGGCTGGGGTGGACGAACGCGCAATCGCCGCGCTAGGCGTACCGATGAAGGCAATTCGCAAGGCGATGGAATCGACCGATGGCAAGGGCGAACAACTGCCGCCCCATATCGACGCGAATGCTTTCCTTCGCTTGTCTGAATTGGCATTGCTTGCCTTGTCACCGATTCGTGCCAAGCAAGAGCAAGCCCGCATTGCCCTGACCGCGTATGATGCAGCGGTGTCGCTTGTGGGCAAGAGCAAGCCCCGCCCGACTGGCAAGCTGGCAAGCAAGCCCAAATCCTAAGATACAATTGCCCCTGTGCCGCAAGGCATGGGGGCTTTTTTGTGTCCATTTTTTGGTTCCCTCACAGAAACCAGTTCCGTAGCAGGTACGGGCCTGACCCACTTAGGCGTCAGGACTAAGTGCCGCGCGGGCCGGAAACCAGTTCTGTTGCAGCTGTGAGGCGAGGTGACGCCTAATCGTATCGACCGCTCTCGGCGAACAAGGGGAGATCCTCCCCCCACTCATTGGCGCGCTTCCGTGTGGCCACCATGGCGAGCTTCGCATCCCTGCGCAGATTGCTGAGGTGCTTGCCAGTTGTCGTGGTCTTGAGGGCTGTGGCACACCTGCTGCACACCGGGGCCAACGGATACCCCGCGCAGGCCACATCAGGAAAGCCAATAGGTGCGAGAAACAGGGAGCGGCCCGACAGTGGGCCTTGCCCACAACAATGACAGCTTGAGCCATATTGGCGGACCGCGAGGCCGCGCAGCACAGTACGTTCGGAGGGCATGATGTGTCCTTTCAGGATGGAAACCAGTTTTGTGGCAGCTGTGGGACTTAGTCCGCACGCCTATGTCCGTCGTCCGGCACCGGGGCGATCTTGTAGCCACCTATGGTGGCCTGCTCACGCGTTATTTCGATCATGGCGTTGGCACGTCTGCGCAAGGTCTGCACGATTGCCTTCCGTGTGACCCCAGCCTTGAGGTGGTTGTGACACTCTTTACACAGTGGGATGTGGTGATGGTTGGGTCCGATAGGTAAAACGAACAAACCACGTCGATTTAGCGGTCCTATGGCGCAAACTTTACAATGCGAACCGTAGTTTCTTATTGCCTGTGCTCGGTCTAGCTGGTGCTCAGTGGCCATTTTGGGCCCTTTCCTAATGTTCTGAAACCGACGAAAATCCGTCATCTGGAAAGTTTACATCAGTATCAAGAGTTCTGCAACAATAAATTATAGTTCCACAGGTCCTGATATCGATGTAAACTATTCTTATCTCGGGCCCCGGAACATTGGTTTTCGTTAGATATCAATGACTTAGCTTTTTCAATGTTTTGCAATGTTCCGGCCCAATGTTCGGCGTAAGTCATTGATATTGCAGCGTTGTTGCAATGTTCCGCGATTTGAAGGGTAGGGGGGTGGCTTGAAAAACGAAATCAGCGAGAAACGGTCCGTTTTGCCAATGTTCAGCACCGAGCACAAAAAAATGTAGTTGAGTACCCTAAATCCCGGAACATTTGCACATCCTCCTAACACATTGATATATATATATATATTTAAGAACATTACTACAACAATAAGAACATTGCTCGCCTGATACCTCCTGCAACCCCACGCTGCCGTGCCACGCCCGGTGCAACCCCACGCCACCACGCAACGCCACCTGATACCGAAATCAGTGTTAGAAATTCTATCTCCGTAGTTAGATTTTTTATCTACCCCACGACTAAGCCTCCGAGATAAAACTTCTATCTCTCCCCCAGCGATGCCAGTTTTACCGCCATAAACCACCAGAAGAAACCTCCCACTTTCAGAAGAAACTGCTTGATATAAGGTGCCGGAATGGTATTCTGATGGTAGAAAGACGAGTTACCCCGGTGCCTAGACCACTTAGTCCTGACGCCTAAGCCAACCCAAAGAAAGGTTAACCCCATGCCCAAGCAAGCCAAGAATGCGTCGATCACGTTCCAGAACGTGACGAAAACCAAACTCCACACCGTCCAGTGCGATACAGCCTCCATCGGCCAGATCATCGAGTGGTACGCCGCGGCGCACTCCGGCGACCACATCAACATCACCACGTGGTATCCCAAGCGCGAGATATGCCGCACGCTGAATGCGCCCCCCACCATTTTCCCCAAGCTCTGAGAAAGGTCCTCACCATGCCCGACCAGAAACCCCACTTAGTCCCCGTGCCTAAGCCAACAGAAGGAAGACCCCGATGCTAAAACTCAGAGCGTTCCTCAACGGCATGTTGGAGTTCCGCACAAGCTGGACGACAAACTATCCCGACGACGCCTTGATGGAAACCTACGACAGGGGCCGCGACCCCGCGCACCGGCTCACCTTTCGCAGATATGAAGAGCGTTGACCCACCAACCAACCCAAAGAAAGGTTCACACCATGCTTCTCAAGATCATGCTCGCCCTGCACTATCTGTTCCTCGCAGTGGCGCTATGGTTCCCCTTCCTCGCCTTCTGGTTCCTGACACCATGACCCCCTTCCACCCGGACTACGGGCTGGGCGACGAGCACCGCCTTGCAGCCTTGCGCTGTGCCGAAACCATTGGCCTCCGTCGTGCAGCGGCGGTGTTCAACGTGCACTTGTCATCCCTCTACAGGTGGCGAAAGAGCTACGACCCCGAGCTGCTGCGCTTCGCCGCGCGGCACGAGCAGCTTAGGCCTGACGCCTAAGCCAAACAAAAGAAAGGTTCACACCATGCAAGTCCTCCAGATCCTGCGGGACATAAAGACACCCTCCGATGCCAGCGAATGGCTCGCCGAACATGACAGCTGGCATCCCGACGACATCGTCGATCTTGCCGAGGAGGCACAGTTCGACCGCGCACACGACGCGAGCGACTACGAAGTGCTGCCGTGCAGCTGCTACGACGTGACCGTAACACTTAGGCCTCAGGTCTAAGTCCACCCAAGAAAGGAATAACGATATGCCCTACAGAGTTCAGATCACCAAAGCCAAGTGGCGGGCCCTCGGAGGGTTCCGCAATTCCTCGCTGTTCCGCTCCCAGCGGGGCCAGCGGTGGGCATACTTTCGCCTGCTGGAGGGTCGGACATGATCTGGTCCTTCCTGCGCCCGCTGGTGCACCCCGCCGACATCTACGTCGACCGCGACGGGTACGGTTATGGCGACGGTGCATACAACGACATGCTTGGCCACTACGGCCAAGGTAGAGGCGACGGCGGGCCCGGTAATAGCCGCTCCCACGACACAGGCGAAGGCTTCTACTACGGCACAGGCTGCGGCTACGACGACGACAACGACTGACTTAGTCATCCCGACTAGGTCCAACCCAAGGAGATTACCATGAACTTCAAGACCCCAACTCTCGCGATCCTCGTCATCACTGCTGGCCACGTCATGGTCGGCCGGGCGCGGAGCAACGACGACGGCTTCGTCGAACTGTTCGACGCACGCACCATCCGCAAGTGGGGGACGGCCAACGGCCTGAACCAATTGTATGATGGTCCCACCAGCGACACGGTGCTGGATGCCAAGGCACCTCTCATCTTGGTGCCGAATATCCACATCCTTTTCACCCTGCCTGTGAACGAGAGCGCAGCATGGATCGAAGCACTGGCATAATGATCTGGGCGTTCTTGCGTCCGTTGGTGTGGCACAGGTCCCGATGGGGCGACGGCTACGGCGACGGCCACGGCACCGGCTACGGCTACGGCTTCGGCTACGGCAACGGCTACGGCTACGGCGACGGCGACGGCAACGTCAACGGTAACGGCTACGGCGACGGCGACGGATACAGCGGCGACGGCAACAACTGACTTAGTCATCCCGACTAAGTCCAACCAACTGAAGGACACGACATGACACGAGCAAACGCAATCTACGACGTCAGCCTTGACCAGTGCGCAAGCCTGATCGAGGCCTCGGGCAGCACGGTGACCTACCTGCTGCAAGGCGGGATCGGTATCGGCAAGTCCGCTTTGCTGGGCCAGATCGGCAAGAGCATGCCCGGCCACCTGCAGGTCTACTTCGACTGCACGACCAAGGATCTTGGGGACATCATGATCCCCAACCTTGCCGAAGCTGCGGGCGGCACGCCCTACGTGCGGTTCGCGACCAACGAAGAACTGGGCATGCACCTGTGCGACCAGCCTATCATCCTGATGATCGACGAGCTGGGCAAGGCCAACCCCTCGGTGAAGAACGCACTGACCCGCATCCTCTACGAGCGCAAGATGGCCGGGTATACGATGCACCCCGACAGTATCGTGTTCGCCACCACCAACCTCGGTGCCGAAGGCGTTGGGGATATGCTGCTGCCCCACCAGTGGAACCGGATCTCGGTGCTGACTGTGCGCAAGCCCGACCACATGGAGTGGCTCGAATGGGGTATCAGCAACGGGATCGACCACACCCTGCTGGGCTGGGTCCGCGACAACCCGCAGCTGTTCCAGTCCTTCGAGGACGTCAACGACGCAGAGCAGAACCCCTATATCTTCCACCCCCGGGACCCCAGCCGCAAGGCGTTCGTGACCGGCAGATCGCTGGAGAAGGCCAGCCACATCATCAAGGCCACCAAGGGCAAGGTGGACGACATGACGCTGACTGCCGCCCTGATGGGCACGCTGGGGGACCGCGCGGCGATGGACCTGATGGCCTTCGTGCGACTGGCCAACGACCTGCCCAGCCATGCCTCGATCAAGAACGACCCGCTCAACGCCAAGGTGCCCGCCTCGGCCGCCGCAACGTGCATGGTGGTGTACCGGGCCTTGTCTACCATGGAGGCCGACTGGGTGGACAACTGGATGTTGTACGTTGAGAGGTTGGACACCGAGGCCCAAGGCCTGTTCGCCAACGGCGTGCGGTCGCCCAAGTACGCCAAGCAGTCGGTGGTGTTGCTCAACAAGAGCTTCACTCGCTGGGTCCAGAGCAGGGCTTACCTCTTCGGCGCGGATCAGTGACATGATCTGGTCCTTCCTGCGCCCGCTGGTGTGGTGCCTGTGCCGCTACGGTAGGGGCGACGACGCCCCTTTTGGGGACGGCTACTACGGCAGCAGCGGCGGCAACAGCTCTGGCGAAGGTTACAACTATGGGCATGGCGCCGGTGACCACTGCGATCTAGGCTGCGACTTCTACGGAGGTCGGGGATGATCTGGTCCTTCCTGCGCCCGCTGGTGTGGAGTGTCGCCCCATATGGCTCAGGCACTAGAGGCTTCCTCCACGGCGAAGGCTTTGGCGATGGTGGCGGTTACGGCGGCAACGGCGATGGCTGGGGCTACCACGACAGTATGGGCCGTGGCTTTGGTTACTACAACGGTGACGGGGCCGGGTACGGCCTCGGCGACAAGAACGACGACATGACTTAGTGCAACCAAGAAAGGAATACTCCCATGATGGGACTTCGTATGCCGGACGTCAGGGGCGTCGGCACCTACGCGCAGGCCGCTGCACTGTTCGACAGGGCCAAGGAGCGCAAGAACCCCTACCACTCCGGCACACATGCCATACCCGGGCACAAGGTCACGTTCACAGGCCTGTCCAAGGCCGCCGACGGCACAATCAGATTCACCTATCACAGCACTGACGTGGTGGAGTGGCACCCCGACGACACCTGCACGCTGGACATCGGCTGGAAGAGCATAAGCACAGGCACGTTCGCTGATCGCTTTGCGCCTGTTGGGGTGGGCATCTATGGAGCGTGCAAAGCCCTGCGTGTGGACGGCGTCTACTACAACCCACATGGCATTGTGCGCCTCGACGTGGAGGGACGGCTGACCCACGCCAGCGAAGACACGCGCCCGATCCTTCAGGTGCGTGTAGACCGCAAGAAGGCAAAGGCTGCATCGGAGGAGTCTGGTCTCACGGCTTTCCTCGCATGGTACAAGCCCATGGCGGCCCTGCTGGGCAACGAGCAGATGCACAGGGAGAACCACTACAACTCGGACCTCGTTACGTCCTTGCTCTACAGGGATCAGTGGGAAAAGCTGCGCACCTGTAGCAGGCTTGCCGGTGCCCGGGCCCATGTCTCCGTCGTAGAGCGGGCTCTGCGCAAGGCCGTGTACGAGCGTTACGACGCCTACTACACCACGGAGCACGCAAGCGCCCCCGATTACGGGTCGTTCACTGCGTGGACCCGGGAGTGATCTGGGCTTTCCTCCGTCCGCTGGTGTGGGCCAAGTACGCGTGGGACGGTGGCGGCGACGACTACCCTTTTGGGGACGGCTACTACGGCGACGGCGACGGCGACTGCTATGGCGAAGGTTACAACTATGGGCATGGCGCCGGTGACCACGACGGAAACAGCAGATGACTTAGTCATCCCGACTAGGTCCAACCAAGAAAGGACGACCCCATGTTTGGGAACGGAAAACTTACACCAGAGCAACGCCTCCAGAAGGCGGTCATTGCGATCATGCATCACGACAGATACCGCGCCTTGGCGGGGGTGCTGATGATCGGCAGTCGCAAGGTGGGCACCCATCTGGGTCGCACCGCTGTGGACACCGCCGCCACAAACGGCATGGACGAGATGTACAACCCCGATTTCATCACGTCG